AGTCCTACGAGACCAGCACATACCCAAAAGTATGTTGATAAATTATCACTCACAGTTTGTTTCAAATCACCTGTAAAACTCTTATTATATACTACACCATTATAAGTTCCCGCTAATACAATGAATACTCCTAACACTATTCCTATAAATACGTTTTCATATAAATTCATATTATCTAATAATTATGTTTTATTTTTTTTACGAGTTCAAAAACTCTCTTTGAACTCATTGTTTGAATTGAATTTAAATTATATATAATATACAAAAAGAATCCCAATAATACCAATACGCATATAGGCACAATTATAAACCAAAAATTTGATGTATTAAATTGAGAATCATTTCTATCGGATTCAACCATTCTAATCTATTCATAGAATATGAAGAAAGGAAGAAAGTCTAAAAAAATAAATAAGTTAAAAAGAATTACTAAAAAAAAATATAAACAAAGAGGGGGTCAAGGAAATAATAAAGAGTATTTACACAAAACACCGGGTCCAGAACAATGTCATCCCCGTGTTGGTCCTACAAGACCATTAAAACCATCGGAAGGATGTATTCCTTTAGATATTTTAAAGAAGGTTGCTGGTAAACTTGATATTGATTCTAATTCACAAGATTTAAGAAAACAAATTGAAGAAAAATTAAATGTGAAACCAGTTCATGAATATAGTTTTGTAAAAGCACTCCCATTGGATGAAAAAGAAAAACAAAGTTTAATAAAACAATATCTACGACCAAAAATGCCCGAGGTATGGAAATCAGATCCTGATAAATGGTTAAACTCGAATGATATTACGTATGTAATGGAGCAATATGAAGAAGCATTTCCTAAATTCGAATTTATGGGACCACATCCAATAGATTTTGCAGCACCCGACCCATACACAAAAGATGGAAAATGTTTAATCAATGAAATGTGTGAAATAAGAGTTACAAATGCTTTAAAAGAAGGAACAGAATCGATTGGTGTAATTTATAATTTAGATCCTCATTTCAAAGGCGGTAGTCACTGGGTAGGAGTCTATATTGATTTAAAAAACCATAAAACATATTATTTTGATTCTTATGCGATGGAACCACCAAAACAAATTGCGACATTTATGAAATGGCTCACTACACAAGATCCACAAATGAAACTCTTTTACAATGGAAATAGGTTTCAAAAAGGGGGTTCTGAATGTGGGATGTATTCTATGTATTTTATACTTCGTATGCTTGAAGGTGATGACTTCCAAGCATTTTCTAGAACAAAACCTCCGGATTCGTTTATGTTAGATTTACGCGATTGGTTGTTCTCAACATAATAGAAAGCCTTCATTAGAAGATGAGCAACCAAGTAAAATTTATGGACCCAAAAAATGAATCTATGTTAGACAAATTAGTATATCAAGATTTTCAACGTCGTTTAGGTTCACCTCTAAATGACAAACAAAAAGCACGTTTGCTAAAGACCGTTCATCATTATATGGAAGAAGTTTCTGAAAAGGGAGGGAGTAATAATATACAAACAATGAACAAAGAAGTGTTAACTCTTGTAGTTCCCGATTTTAACGCATATCTAAATCGTCAAAACATTTCATCCAAAATGGATGTTGAATCACGCATGAAAGAAGATGTTGGTTCTCGTTTTTCTTCTTTACAAAATGAACGTTCTGATGATGGTGTGAAAGCATTAATGCCTCCTACACCCGACTTTAGAATACCTTTGGATGATGAGACTGCTTCACCTTTATCCTTATTTGAACAAGCGAAAAAAGCTAGAGAAGCAGAAGTTCTTAATAGTTCTGCTATGATAAAAAGAAACGATAGCGATAATGAAGGAACATATTTAGCTGATTTACAATCAAATTTACAATCAAATTTACAATCAAATTTACAATCAAATTTACAATCAAATTTACAAGGAAATGTAGCAAGTGGAAATCCCACTATTGCGAAACCAGAAGAATTTAGAACAAAACCATCGCTACCACAAGATGTTATTATTCCTCAAGATGAAATTCTTTCTTATAAAGAAAATGAGTATAATCTTGTAGTCTATTCCGCAGATCGTGACTGGTATAATAATCAAAGAGAAAATCGCTATAACTTTTCTGTGTCTTTCAGTCCTTCCAATACATTACAAGGATTTAAATATTCTCCAACAGTTACAAATCGTTTTAATAATATTGTTCGTATTGAAATGGTAAAAGCGATTGTTCCTTTAGAATCAACAAATATATTAATACAGAATTCTGCTGCTGCTGGTGCTTCCTTCGTGTCACAGACATCTGTTGTCAATAGTGTAATGACACATCCTACAATTGTTCTCCATGTAGATGAACTTGAATCCAACGTATATGGAACAGATGATACTTTGGATAGATCCTTTGCTACTTTACAATATGACGCTCAATGGTTTGCCGGTGCTGCTACTACGACATCTCCAGGATATCTTGCTATGATTCCTAAATTCTTAAAATGTCAGCGTGTCTATAACCCTACACCACTAGCAACGTTATCAAAACTGACTTTACAATTACAAACACCTTTTGGTAACATTTTAAATGAATCATTGGATACACTTGATATTAAATTTATTGTTGGGTGCTCAAGAAATATTTATACTGGTGCTACTTCTAAATATATTAATAGCACTGGAACAGCAAATAATATACGTGATGGTGCTTCAGGAAACTCTTTGTTTTTTGTCATTGTTACAAACACTTTCTTCAGTCAATATTTATTCTCCGCAAATGATTTAATTCAAGTAAAGGGAACTGATACAAGTTTGATTTCTGGTAATGTAACTGCGAGAGCAGATTTCAAATCCTATTTAGAAAATACAAATGGCTTACGTATTGTAGCTACAGGTTATACAGCTTCTACAACACCAAATGATGGAGCCAATGCTGTAGGATATTGTAATTATATTATTGTGGATACACGATACAGTGATCCTACTACAGGTCTAACAACTGTTCTACCCTTTGGTGGAGACACAGCTTCAAGTGTTGCGTTAGAGAATGCGATGAATGGTGTAACCTTTACCGGTGCGAGACTCATTAACTTAACGAAACAAACACAACTTACCTTCAGAGTTATAACTCGTGATATGGATTCTACTACCCGGATGCGAGCAAATAATGCTTGATTAAATTATGCTTAATTTAATTATGCTTAATTTAATAATGCGTAACTTAATTAGATGGATCCAAAGAAAACATACGAAGCAGCTTGTCATTTATTAAAAGAAGGATATGATAATCTTTCTACAATAACAAATAATCAATTGGCTATGAAAAATGTTTATCAAGATTCTGCGTTATCTTTTGAAAGAGCAATTAGTAAAATAAAACTTCTTGAAAAATACGCAAAGAAACAAGCAAGAAGTTGGACCATGGGGTATACTTCTGGAAATACTACAGATGGAGGAAAACGTAAAACAAGAAAGAGAAAAGAGAAAAGGGTCTAAATCAAGATAGATATTATTATCTAAATGAGTTTAATCTGGCCTTCGACTGTAGAAAAGGTATATGTAATCTGTCATAAGGTAAAAGAAAATGAACGTTATGAGAGACTAGTAAAACATTTTAAAGAAGTTAATATTCCTGAAAATGTTTTAGAATTTATGGCACCAATATGGTCGGATGAATTAACACCTGAAATTATCTATAGTGTATATGATCCTTTTTTACCAAGACCTTGTCCTTCACTCACTTTTAAAAGTAAAGGCTTATCCAAAGGAGAAATTTCACTTGCTCTAAATTTTTATAGTTGTGTAAAACATTCTGTAGAACACAATTATAAGAAAGTTATAATTTTAGAATCGGATATTTGGTTACGAAGCAATTTTGTAGAATGTTTAAATGATTTATTAAAAGATTTAGAGGAGAAGGAATGGGATTATGTGAGTTTAGGAGAAGGTATTGGAACGAGACCACCAGAAGCATCTAAATCCTATTATTCTTTAACAAAAGCGTTTGTTCCACCTCATCAATTTGTCTACCGATGCACAGATTCTATGTTATTTTCTTTATCCTATTTACAAAAACTTGTGAAAACATTTGTTCCTTTTAAAGAAATTATAGATTGGGAACTTAATTTTCAAAATGTTCTTCACAATGGAAAAGCATTATGGGCAGATCCTCCTTTGGCAGAACAAGGAACTTGTTTTAATAGATTAATAACCTCTTTACCTTCATAATCATAGAATCTTAGAATAACTTAAACGTAGAACCTAAAAATCTACCATCTTTCATTTGAATTGTTCCTATGACTCTTGATAATTTTTTATCATTTTCTCCATATAATTCATAAGTATCTGGAACATCTTCATCTTTCACTGCTAAATAATTCTTACCTTTATAAGTAAATTCTTCTATTTCTTTTTGAACACTTTGTATTTTCTTTTCATCTTTTGAAGCAGATATAAGAATATCTTTTGATAATTCTGGATGATATAAGAAATCTCCTACTTTACCATCTTTTATATCCAATAAACATTGGTATGTTCCATCATTGTTTTCTTTGTAATTCAAATCACAATCTACTGCGGCAGATTTCATAATTGTTTCTAATTTAGTAATAACTTTCTTCTTTCTTTCACTAATGACGAATAATCTTTCATCACTTGTGAGTGTATATATTGTAGATCTTTCTGGAATCGGTAAACCAATTTCAACAGAATCTTTTCTTTCTACAGAATCATTGTTACGAATTGTTTCATCAATTAACATTGGACCCGATGTAGAAACTTGTGCTTCATTTCCAAATACACTTAAATATGTAAATATCTGAACATTTCTTTCGGATGGATCTAAATCTGCGTGGCTTCCCAAACGAATCGCACGACCTTTTACTTGTTTCAAACGAACTTCATTCCAATGAGGATCCATAATATGGACCGCACGAACATTCTTTAATGAAATACCTTCTGCTCCAGCACTTGTAATACAAAATACTCTACATATTTGACCTTGTTTATTATTATTGTCTTGAAATCCTGATTCTAATAATACATTTTTCATTTGTTCTGATAATTCATTGAATTTTGCGTTGAATACGTTGAGAGCCATTTGTCTTATATCATCTTTTTCTCCTCCTGAAAATGTTATATAACGTGGTTGCTTTGGTAACATACGAAACGATTTTTCTGTTCTCTCTGAAAAACGATATAATCCTTTTATTTTTTCAATTTCTACAGGAGCATAACCATTATAATCCATTACAATACGGAAAATACCAATACCTTCCATATCAACGAATTGAGAATATACCAAACTAGAACCTGGCGCAGCATATATGTTTTCTAAAACTCTAGCAAATTTAGGACTGTATTTCATTAATCCTTGACCGATTAATAAAGTTTCTTGGGGTAAATCTATCAGACATTTCTTAGCACGTTGACAGGCTTCAAAATAAGATTCTCCTTGTTTACCAGATTTACATTCATCTACTTTTTTAAGAGAATTTGCTGCTCTTCGCTCTTCAATAATTTGCATTAATGTTTTTTTACCTCCTTCCATCATTGTTTCATCAAACTTTTCTTCAACATCATCCTCTCTAGGATTCGTATGTTTTTTCAATACAAAATGTATATCATCTTGATTACAGATTGTATAATATTGATCTTCATTTGGATTTGAACCAAATGGTTCTATAATTCTAAGTTTATCAACATCTTCTAAAATACCTTTAGGATCTTGTCTTACAAGACGGAAAGGAATATCTAACACTCTTGATAAAACTTCTAAATCGGTATCATATACATAAAATTTATCTTGTTTTACATAAGAAGCATATTCTTCTATAGTTAAATCTCGTATATCATTTTCACCAACTATAACTTGTGTAAATTTTCTAGGAATCTGATACTTCTTTCTTAGAGCCTTATTTGTAGAAGCTCTTACATATAAATCAGCAAGATTCTCACGTAACGATTTACCGAGGAGACGAACTTTTTCAAATAATTTTTTACCGCTGCGAATATCAATTGGAATATAGACTTGTGCTACAGATTCAAATAAACAATTTCCATCTGCTTTATTTTCCATATAGAGTTCTTCATTGGAGCAATCAAATTCATTGACTTCTTCTTTTTGGTTTGTATCTTCATTTGTATCTTGGTTTGTATCTTCTTCTTCATTAGTATTTTCTTCTTCCTCTTCTTCTTCCTCTTCTTCCTCTTCCTCTTCCTCCTCTTCTTCCTCTTCTTCTTCCTCCTCCTCGTAACCAAAATAATCATCTGCTTCCTCTTCTTCATCTTTTACTTTTTCTTCATCTTCATCTTCATTTTCAGGAATCGTTGGAAAATGTTCTATTTCTACAGGATTCTCTGATGGTTCATCAGGTGCTGAATCTATCATATTATCATTTACAATATCTAAAGAACCTCTTGGTCTTGTAATACTGGGAGGAAATACGAAGTTACCAGATTGACGACTTGCTGTTCTATAATTTGTTCCTCCACCACTTTTTGTATCTTCTATTTGGTATGCTTCTGCCCAAATACCTTCTACACCCGTTTGACCTTTTGAAGACTTCGTTTTACTAATTTCTTCTTCACGTGCTTCCGAATAAATACGTTGTTGGTATTCTGACATCGGAACACGAATTACTTCATCACTTAGAATTGTAGGCATTCTGTCTAAACGAGAACCTTTGTAATAGGATATCAAACCTGATAAACGTTTTACTAAAACAGTTTCATTCTTTATATCACCTATACCAGTCAAAAAAATGTTTTTGAAACTTTCTCCAAAGGGTGGTAAAAGAGCAGTTGCTGTGACCTCAATGGGTGTAGTAAATTTATACTTATTTAACGTAAATACTTTATTGAGATCTTTCACAATTTCATCTATAGTATGTATCTTTTCTGAAGGAGGAATACGTTCAACACCTTCACCATTTGAAATTTTCTTAACACCTTCTGGCAATAAAGAACAAGTAAAAAGAATACCACCTCCATTTGGATCATTTCTTACTTCTACAAAATCTGTGTAGGGGAATTCTAATAATAAATTCTGTATTTTTTTATCTACACCAGGTCCTTGAATAGATATAACTCCTTTGATAAGCGGAATATAACCATGTAATATATTCGCTAAGATACCCAATTCTTCAGGAAAGTTAATTAATGGTGTGCCTGACAAAGCAATTATTTTAGAATTTCTTGCTGATAAAAATAAACGGTAAAATAAATAAGCACGTTTGTATTTATTGTTAGAAGAACAAATAGATGGTTTCCATTTTTCAGCACCCACAACTTCCAAAGGGATTTTTCTTTTCGCTTTGTTTTTACCTTCTAAATCCATTAAATAAGGATCAATGGTTCCCTGCATTAAACGAATTAAATTGTGAATTTCATCAATCACGATGACAGCATTATCAAAATAATCTGGTTTCTCACAAGCTATTTTCTTTAATGTTAGAGTTTTACTATTATCACTTTCAGAAAGAATACCATTATAATTAATGAAATGAATTCTACCAGTTGGATTTTTCTCTTCATCATACACTAAAATAGATAGAATTTGATTACGAATTTCTTCTTGTTCTTCTGGAGATAATTCATTAAAATTTGATTCGTTTTGTTCAAAATCAGGGACCCAAATATGCTTTGCTTTTTCCAAATGTTTTTTGGAAATATTTAATACTTCTAATGCAAACGTTGAATGTGTTGGATCTGTTTTATCCAAAGCAATCCAATAATTTTTTAAACGAAAATGACGAAATCCGCAATAGGTAATTTCTTTTAAAAAGTTCTGGCGTAAACTTTTTGGTGTCATTACGATAATCTTTTTATTGGATGTTGAAAACAATGCTTCTGAAGCTGCTATACCAGTACATGTTTTACCAGAACCTAAACCGTGATATACTAATACACCTCTGTAGGGAGACGATTGACGCATATACTCACGGATAAATTTTTGATAGGGATATTTATCACCCGCTGCTACTTCTTTTTGTTTATGGATTGGTTCTAAGATAAATTCTTTAAAATTCATCTTAATAAAATTTGAGAATCCTCTTCTATTCTCAGGAACATACGCCTTTGGTGCTTCGCTTGTATAAACATCTCTTTGTTCTTCATTTTCTATCAATGTTTTTAATTTCTTTAATATTTCACTATGTTCTATTTCATCTTTTACTTCTACTTCTTCTTTTACTTCTTCTTTTAGTTCTACTTCTTCTTTTACCAATGGAACTTTCTTTTTCGTTTCTAATCCAACTGTTTCAACAATCGGTTTCAGAGATTTTTCAATAGATGGTTTTGGTTTATCAAACATTGCCATCACAGATGTTGTAATTTTACTTGGAGCAGTATCTAAAAATTCATCTTGTGGTTTTGGTATATCTTTGAGTTCTTTTGGCATAACACTTATTTTTGCTTTACCCCAAAATGCTGTCTTCCCGGGCATCTAAACATTATAAGGTTTTTTTACTTCTAAGAATATCCAAGGCAAGTTTACTTGCTTCTTGTTCTGCGATTTTCTTATTCTTTGCGGCCGATTTCGCAATCACATTGCCTTCTACATCCAAAATACCGATTGTAAATGTTCTATCGTGGGTTGGACCTTCTTCTTCCAATACTTTATATTGCGGTGGAACGTGGAATTCTGCTTGAAAATATCTTAAAATTTGATCTTTATAATTTGTATTAGACGTAATCAATTCTACGAAATCAACATGCTTTTCAATTACACTTACAACAAATGTTTGTGTTGCTTCAAAACCTGCTCCACCTCCTCCTTCCGAATAGAAAATTGCTCCTAACCATGCTTCAAAGAGACTTCCTAACAATCTAAGATTTTGACGACCATTACAGACCTCTTCTTGATGACGACTGATTATTAAATATTTATTAAGACCAATTTTTCTAGTTAAAACTCCTAAACTATCGTTATTTACAATAGCAGTTCTAATACTTGTAAGAAATCCTTCACCTTGACCACCATAACGTTGCTTCAAATAATCTGCCACAATACCACTTAATAAGCCATCACCAACATGTTCTAACTCTTCATTATCATCTTCTTGTAGAGATAAGCAGTTAGGTGGTTTTTCTACTAAAATCATTTGTTCTGTTTGCTTTGACCACTCTTCCGATTTGTTTTTATAACTTGTGTGAACACAAGATTGCTGAAAGATTTTAATATTCTTGTAAATCTTCTTTATTCCATACTGTTGTAATAAAGAAGACACATCCTTTTGTGAAATTAAAATATTTTTATAGTTCCAAGGACTACAAACTTTTTGTTGATTCATTTCTATATTTATAACGTGGTAAAATTTTAAATCCTTTTTCTCATTAGGAACTATGTCAAAAACTTATTATCAAAAAGGAAAACAAAAATGGAATAAAACATTGTATAAACCTGAAGATATTGCTTTGTTCAGTCATTTAGAACATATTAAAATAGGTAAAAATCATTTTGACAATGATGATCTAGCTAAATATTTTAACATTAATGATATAACGCTGTTAAAACAAGTATTTCAAGAAGAATATCCTATTACAAGAAATAGCGATAATTTACCTCGTGTTCCTACTCAACCAGATCAAAAAGTTAGATTAATAGAATGTATGACAAAATATTTTAATCATTTACGTTTTAAAATTATTGAGAAAAAACATAAATCTGGTGATTCTGTTTCTTTAAGAGAACTCATAGATGAATTACAATCAATAAAAACTTTAAAAGAACATTTTGAAGAATCAAAAGAAACATTCCCTTATCATATGTTCAAAGATTATTTGAATAATAAAGATTTTATAAATTTAAAAGGAGACATTCAAATACAAATGAGAGCATTGGAACAAAATAAAGCACAAGACGAAAGGATTCGTAATCTTTTAAGACAATTTGCTATGACTTACATTAAAAATAAAAATAAAAATAAATTTACACTAAGAGATCCTGGTTTGGGTGAAAAAGAATTGAATACGTTTTTGGAAGACCAAGGTGAATTACCAATACCATTATTAAAAATGATTGAAACTTTAAAAGGACAAATTATATTTGATGGTCGTGATAATTCTGAAGATTATAAAGCAATTAGAGAATTTGTGAACGAAATGAGAGATACATTAAGTGGTGCTAAAATAGAAATTGGTGCAGACCCTATTATTGGTGGTAATTTAAAAGAAGAATTAGATGATGTTAAACAAGAATATCAAGGAGTATTAAGTGTTGCTATTAAAAGATATAATGATTTGGTTGTGAAATATAAACAAAAAAAAGATGATGTTTATAAATTATCAGCTAAAGATTTTGATTCAACACTTGAAAATTTGGAATGTAAAAGTAAATTAGAGGAAGCAAGTAAAAAAGCAGCAGAAGAAAAAGTAAAAGCTGGTAACGCTTTAGCAGAAGTTGAGAATAAAAAAGATGAAATACAAAATTTAAAAAAACAATTAAGAATAGAAAAAGAAAAACCAAATATAACGGAAGGAGAAAAAGCAGAAGCAAAAATAACAATTAAAAATTTAAAAAGACAAATCGCAGCAAAAGACAAAGAAAGAGAAGATGCTGTAAAATCAGCAGAAGCCGCAACAGCATCAGCAGTGACTGCTCTAAAAGAAGAAGAAGCAACAGCAAGAGCATCAGCAGCAGCAGCAGCAGCAGCAGCAGCAGCATCACAAGCAGGTTCAGCAGCAGCCGTTCAAGCAGCACAACAAGCAGCAGCTGCGGAAATAGCTCGTATAACAGCAGAAAAAGATGCCCTAATAGCAGCAAGTCAAGGAGAAGCAGCAGAAGCTAAAAGACTTACAGAAGCAGCAGTAGCTCAAGCAGAACTAGAAAAAGCAGCAGCAAATGAGGTTTTTTCTGCTAGAATAACTGCTGCTATAGCCGAAGCAGAACTAGAAGCATCAACAAAAGCATCACAAGATATTGATACTTTGAGAGAAGAATTAGAACGACAATTAAGAGACCAAACAGAAGCAGCAAGAGCTAATGAAGAGATAATACGACAAGAAGCAGCAACACAAAGAGATAGAAATGTTGGTGCGTTAGAAGAAAGAAGAGTTGGAGAATTAGCAACAGCACAAGCAACAAGAGATAGAGAATTAGCAGCAGCTGAAGAAACAAGAGTTAGAGAATTAGCAGTAGCAGAAGAAACAAGAGTTAGAGAAGCAGAAGAAGGGGAAAGAGAAAGAGAAGAATTACAAGAACAAATACGTATTTTAACAGCAGCCGCTTCTGGTTCAGAACAGCAAAAACAAGCTGCGATTCAATCAGCTTTAGAACAACAACGACAAACACTTCAAGCAGCAAGAGATAATGAAGCAAGAATAAGAGAAGAAGCGAAAAGACAAAGAAATACGAATGTTGCTGCGGTAGAAGAAAGAAGAGTTGGAGAATTAGAAGCAGCAGAAGCTAGAAGACTTAGAGAAGCAGAAGAAGCATCAGCAGAAAGGCAAAGAGAAAGAGAAGCAGCAAGAAAAGCATCACAAGATATTAATACTTTGAGAGCAGAATTAGAACGACAATTAAGAGACCAAACAGAAGCAGCAAGAGTTAGAGAAGCAAGAATAAGAGAAGAAGCAGCAACACAAAGAAATAGGAATGTTGGTGCGGTAGAAGCAAGAAGAGTTGGAGAATTAGCAACAGCAGAAGCAACAAGAGATAGAGAAGCACAAGAAGTAGCAGAAGAAAGACAAAGAGAAAGAGAATTATTACAAGCACAGATAGGTAATTTAAGAGAAGCTGCTTCTCGTTCAGAAGAGGAAAAACAAGCTGCGATTCAATCCGCTTTAGAACAACAACGAGAAACAGTTGAAGCAGCTTTTGCTGCTAATAAAGCTGCAATTGAATCACAAGAACGTATTGCTCAACAAGCAATTGCTGCTGCTGCTGCTGAACAAGAAAGATTACAAGGAGAACTTGTAGCTCTTGCTACTAAACCGAATACAGAATTACGAGCAGCAGAAGCGCAGCACAAAGCAAGAGAAACATCTTTAAAGGCACAATTAGCACAAGCTGAAGCGGCAAAAAAAGCAGCAGAAGCAATAGTAAATTCTACAATATCTGCAAAAGATGCAGTGGAAGCACAAATGGCTAAAGAAAAACAAAAATGTAATGTAGAAAAGGCTCGTTTAACAGGAGAAGCTTTAGCAATAGCACAAAGAGCAAGAGATGCAGCAAGTGAAGCAGCACGAAAATTATCTGTTCTACAAGCAGAAAAAGAGGCTCTACAAAGAGAAAGAACTGCTACAAGCGGTGAGCGTCAAAGTGAGCGTCAAAGATTAGAAGAACGGATTGATGCAGCCAAAGCAGAAGCACAAAGAGCAAGAGCAGATGCCACAGAAAAAGATAGACAATTAACTCTAGCAAAAGATGCTGAAGCAGCAGCAAAACGAGAATCAGCGGGAAAAACTACTCAGATAGCAACTTTATCTGCAGAGAAAGAACAAGCAGCACAAACTGCAGAAGCTGCAAGAGCAGTAACAGTAGAAAGAGAAGCAAGATTTAATGCTCAATTAGCAGCGATAAATGAAGCAAATGCTACTGCAGCTGCAGCTAAAGAAGAAGCAAATGCTGCTGCTTTAGTAGCTGAACAAGCAAAAACAACAAGAGTATCACAAGAACGTAATGATGTTAGAGGTAAACTTGCTATTACTACAAGTCAACGTAATCTTGCGAGACGTCAACGTAATGATGCTAGAGATGAACTTACTACTGCTACAAGAGATAAAACATCAGCAGTTGTGGCAAAAGCTCACGCAGAAGTAGCAGCATATGTAGCAGCACAAGCACAAGAAGCAGCAGAAACATTAAGTCAAGAGATAGAAGCACAAGCAGCAAGAGATGTAGAAGCAGCACAAGCAGAAGTGAGAGTGGCACAGACACAAGTAGCAGAAGCTAAAGGTTTAATAGAGCTTGAAAAAGAAGCGAGAGAAAGAGCAGAAGCGGCTGTATTGGAACTTAACAATAGATTAGTAGAACAAAAAATTCTATATGAAAGAAGACCCACATATAATGAAGTGGTAAGAGGTATACATAAGGTTCCTATTACTTTTCCTATTAAGCGTGGTGGCGGTCAAGATACTTTACTTGACTATTGTAATAAAGTAGCAAATGATTCACTCAATACTTTTTTATCAGAAGATCCTTTACCATTCTTTTCTCTTATAGAAGATTTTGAAAAGGCTTCTAAAATGGATGTTCTCAGACCAACAAACGAAGAATATATATTAAAATTATTCATACAACGTCATTTAGAAGAACATTTTGAAACAAAAGAAATGAAAGAATTTTATTTCCACGCAAAAGAATTATTTGGAAAACAAGATTGTTCTGAATATGCGAAGATGTTTTTTGTTTTAAACGAAATTATAAATGTAATCAGAGATTCGAAAGAAGATATTGATATTGTTAGAATAAAATCAAAAGAATATAACAGTTCTTTTGATTATCTAGAATATATCTTACAAGGTTCTGAATATGATTTTTATAATGTTGCGAAGAAAAAGTTTATATTAGATGAAGATGATACAAAACAAATGGATTTAACTTTTAAAGATACTATATTTATTTGTATAAACAAAGGAAAAAAAACATATGATTTTAATAAGAATTTAACTTTAAAAAGAGCAGATTTTGATTACAAAGAAGATATTTGTTATATCAATAGTCAAATGGTCTACTTATTTTTTATATTATCAACACATTTCTATTTACAATCTGAAAATATGATTGATAATGATGAGTATATTGCCCTAGAAAATAATTTAGAAAAGACAGTTCGAAAGTTAAAGAGATCAAAGAATAAAGAAAAGAGATCTATTGAGAAATTATTCAAAGAAAGAAAAGAATTTAAATTAGATGGGTGATACAAAAGAAAATGCTCCAGAAATAAATATATTTTTAAAAGCAAAATATGCTTTTTATTCAATGTTAATATTCTTCTTGATAGCAAATCCAGAAACATATAAAATGACTCAGTCATTCTTTGGAAGATTCTTTACCATTGCGAACGGCGGTTGTCCGAGTCCCGCAGGATTCTTTTTTCATACAATACTATTCTTTTTTATTCTTTGGGGCATTATGTTATTTCCTAGAGATCCTTATTAATAATTTTATCTATCATATCCATATGTGTTTTTGAAAAAGACATATCCGGATGTTTTTTCATCATTACATACATATATGATAAAGAATAAGATAATGAAGTATCCATACCTTTTTGAACACAAGTAGCATAAAAAGAGGAAGCAATCAATACTTCTTCATACGACCAAGAATTATCGGCATTGTTTTCATTATACTGAATTATAGAGGAATCCCGGAATACAGGAATCATTCTATATGTATTCGTAATAATTATTTAAGTTTTATATATTTTTATAGTAGTATGAATTGGAAATTATATGCTGTTGTTGGAACCGTTTTTCTCTTATTAGTGGGTTTAGTATATTACTATAATTCGAATAGTGTTCAGGGATTCCAAAATGGTCAACCATTAAGTAAAGACCGTTTTACAATGTGTTACGCTGATTGGTGCCCTCATTGCACAACTGCAAAACCTGCTTTCCAAGAATTTTCCAAAGATGGTAAACTTTTAATTAATGGAAAAGAAGTTCATGTTCGTATGTTAGAAGCTGATAAGAATAAAGATGAGATGAAAGGGCTACCTGTGAAAGGATTCCCCACATTCCTTTTAGAAACTACTGAAGGTAAGGTGATTGAATACAAAGGTCCCCGTGAAACAGATAAATATCTTGAGTTCTTAAATAAACAGTTAGGTGGTGGTATTTAGATAATTAAATAATTAAATAATTAAATTGAGTTTCTTCTTAAAACTTTTCTTGTAGCACACTCTAAATATTCTTTTACTGCTTTTCTACCTGTCAACATTATTTCAATACGTTCTTCACGTGAAAGAAAAAAATTAATCATTGAAACATCACACTTTATGTAAATTGTTTTTTCTTTATATTTCGAAGGTATTTGTTCTAATTTATCATACAAACAATTGATGAGTTGATAAAAATAAGATTGTATAGATTCTATTTTTTCAATACTATTTACACTATAATCAAAAGCAAGTCCTATTACATTTGTATCATTTACAAGAGTAATAGGGTAATTATTCAATAAAGCACCATCCACATAATAGTGATTTGTTTCTGGATCTATTAATGGTGTAAAATAACCTGGAACCGACATTGATGCTCTTAAAGCAAAGAGAATATTACTATTTGGTGTTGTATGAACACTAAATTCTTTGAGAATAGCTTCATTTAAATTCGTAGCATAAAATCTAAGAGTTATTTTTTTTATATCATATAATTGTTGGAATGTTAATTCTCTATTATATCCTTTATGTTTTAAAATACTTTCAATAAATTTTTCTAAATTACTTCCATTATCTATACCATAATTTAAAAATCCATTTAATAATATATCTTCATCAATATTTTGAACTGTTGAAAAGTCTAATAATTTTGTTATATTACTTATATCTTTTAGTGTGTAACCAATTGTATAAATAAATGCCATAAAAGCACCGGCAGAAACCCCAGTGAATTGATTCACATTTTTCAACATTCCTCTTTCTTCTAACTCTTGAAAAGCACCTACATAAGATAAGCATTTCATCCCTCCACCACTTAATACAATATGTGACGGTGGAATATGTTTTATTTTATTCATCTTAGATTCCTAAGATTCCTAAGATTCCTTAGATTCCTTAGTTATATATTATCTAGAAACCTTAAATGATTCATTAAATGATCCATTTAAAAGAAATGTTTTTGTATTGTCAAACCAAGAATTCCTAACAAACCTCCAGATGTTAATCCATCCGTTATAGGCATAACTCCTTCTTTAAATTTATTATAAAAAGCAGAAGAAGAAACCAATAATAAACATATAATAAGCGCCATATCCGATAACTCAACTAAAGAAGTTGTTTGATTAATGAGAATTGCGAAAGCACATAGAGCACCTATTACTAAAATACTAATATGAGATACATGACCATCACCACCTTCTCTAATAAACTTTAAAAATGGCATCTGTTCGGGAAGAGCATATGTATAACGAATCGTTGCTAAAAATCCTACAAATGTTGATACAATCATACAGAGTATCGCAAAATAACTAACAATTTTTCCTACATCTTTATTAAATATCTTTTCAAATACATCTGCTACAATATCATTGATATTTATTGTTCTAAAATCTTTTATATATGTTACTGCTGCTAAACATAATCCTGCAACAAGTAAAACAGATATACCAATACTTATATACATAGAAGTATCTATATCCTTTTCATTGATTGCTTCTTCAGAAAACTTTATTAAAGCATCGTGACCTGCTAATACAAAAAAGAAATATAATAATGATTCATATAGATTAATCTTATCTAAAGAAGGAAATGATGGCATTTTAAAGGACTCTTGATTTAAATGGCTTATACCAAACAAAGACGCAGAACCAAGAACCAAAATAATTGCCAATGAAACTATATTAATTACTTCTTTATTTATATCTAATTGCTGGAATGCAGCAAATGTCATCATTGACAAAAGTAATAGTGAAAAACTTACTTGTTTCCACCACGATGTATTTGGGAACAAAATTTTAGAACAAAGAACTAAAATTGTAGCAGAAGCAAAGATATTATAGAGTAATATTGATATGCTAGATGTATATTTACCTATAGAACCATATACGTTTTCTACAAGTTTTGTTTCTGATGTATTTGTTTTAAATGTATCGTGAGCATACGAATAAGAATGGGCAGAACCTGTAAATAAAGCACCCGATAATAATAAAGTTAGAGGAAAATAATGATTACCATCTTTTATTGCTTGTCCAACTAAGTTAAATCCTCCAGAACCAAGAATACTGGATATTCCAAATAGAACTAAATCTTTTAGACTAAGAACTTTATTTAAACCACTTTTTAATGTGTCAGCCATTATCCTATTTGTTTTATAAGATATTATAGATGGCAGATCAACAACCTCCTAAATTACAACCTCAACATTTATTTGAAAAAAGAGAGAAACGAGATAAAGCACGTCTTCGGGCGTATAATCAATTGCTAGAACAAATTCAACACCGCATTTTTACAACATCACAATTACCAGGAAATCCAAGTTATTTAGTTTATACTGTGCCTCCTTTTATTCTTGGTCTACCGTATATAGATTTACAAGATTGTATTGTTTACATTGTTTATCAATTAAGACAAAATGGATTTGAAATAAGATTTACATACCCGAATCTTTTATATATTTCTTGGTCATCGTATGAAAAAGAATATTTTATGAAAAAGAATCCAATTGTTCAAGCAATGATTCCACCAAAACAAGTCGGTAAAAAGGCTGCGAAACAAGATGCGAATCTACAAAGTAACAATCAATCAAACAATAAACAAGTGACATTCCAAAATCCTTATACAGATACAATTACTGTGACACCTACAAGATCTGCTACGGATTATACCCCACCAAATTCATTCTTAGATACTGCTCAAAGACCTTTACCCGCACCAAATAATACTGTATCTGGGGCTGGAAATATTGTTGCTGATTTGTGGAAGTTTATCTAACTAATACCATTTCTCCGTCTCAAAAGTTGGGGCGAACATTCTTTCTAAACCCGGAGTATATCGTGTATAATCATTTTTATCCATACGTGTTCTTATATTTTTATCGTAATACGGATCCACCGATGCTAATTTATCAACCGCCGCTTGAGGAACAGTAACATCGGATTCACCAGTCATATCAGGATTATAGGGTGCTTCCTCATCGTCATATACAACCTGCGCATCTTTTCTTCTCGTTCCCACGATTTCATAAACATTGGTATCTTTCTTATGCCTGACATAAGGTATTTCACCTTTTGTATCATAAATCTTTTTAATGAGCGTATAAGCATCATCTACATCATATGTTTTTAAATCTTTATTGTTTTTTGGTTGATATGTTTGAAGAATTTTTCTTTCTTCTTCTTCTATTCCTGAAGTATCGGGAGGATTCACATTATCTGCGGATATGTTTTGAAACATTGTAGGATTTTCAGCAATAGTCCCTTCTACATTTTTTTTAGAATCTTTCATTCCCTTTGTAAAATTTGAAGAAGAAGGAGGATTTGTTGTCCAATCCATAGGATATTGAGACATTAATTTATTGCGTAACTCTTTTGTTATTTCTCTATCATTTTCATTCTCAAATATCATACTATATTCATAATCATCTACATCATTAATTGGTTTATCATAAAAAGGTCTTGAATCACTATCAAGCACTTGATCTTGAGACTTTGTAATAGAAGGTGTAACATTTTTTTTACTATGCTTATATTCACGAGCAGTTACACCCGAAACATCTTCATATCCTTCGCTTAAATAATAACGACCTGTTATAAATGTAAAAAGATATAAAACTACTACACCAGCAACGACTAAATAGCCGGATGATTTATCTTTTAAATTTATAAATAAAAGAAATAATACCGCCCCAGCAAGGACGATACGAAGATTAAATGATAAAAATGTATCTAAATTTACTGGCGAATCTCCCATTTGAACCTGATATTTAAGAAGAAAATATATGGTAAGATTAGATGAAACTAAAAGGAGGACGTAGTGCTAAAAAAACAAAAATGGGAAAAATCAAGTTACCAATGGATGTTCGTGATAAATCACAAGTTCCGGCATTTGAAGAAATGTTAAAAGGTGGACCAATGATGGTTGTATTAGTGTATGCTGATTGGTGCGGTCACTGCACAAAATATAAGGATAATGTTTGGAATCCTTTAAAAAATATTAAGGATCGTAAAATGAATATGGCAAGTATTCATTATGATCAATTAGAAAATACTAGTTTAAAGAATTCCAAGATTGAAGGATATCCTAGTTTACTTGTATCGGGTCCCGATAAGACTCCTGCTACTTTTAAAAATAGCGATGGAACTTCTACAAATGCTTTACCAAAAGCAAATGATTTTACAACAATGAAAAATCTTGTTACAAGTCCTGTTGTTGATGAAGAAGAAGAAGAAGAGCTACCTAAGATTTCTTCTTCTTCATCTTCTTCATCTTCTTCATCTTCTTCATCATCTCTTGAAGAACCTACAAATATGTCTGATACTTTAGAAAGTGCTGTTACAACAAAACCATCAAATTCAAGTCTTAACACAAGCACTTCTAAAAATATGAATAGTCCTTCTGAAGAATTACCACCATTAACAAATACTAATACATCATCTATGAATACAAATACATCATCTATGAATACTATGAAAACAACAAATGTTAAAAATTCAAACACTCCTAACTCAACAATTGTAGATGCTCTTAAAAATAGTTCTCTTAGAAATGTATCAGAAGAAACAACACCCCCAACAATTTCTGAAGATGTTGTATCATTAACAAACAATTCTGGTCTAGGAAATACATTAAATGTAAATAATTCTAATGTAGGACCAGCACCAATTGCTATGATGGGTGGTAGACTATATAGAATACTTTCTTATAAAAAGAAGAAATCTAATTCTAAAAGAACACGTAAACATAAATAAGTAAAAAACAAAAAAAATAAAAAATAAAAAAAATAAAAAAAATTGGTTTAAATAATCGCTGTGATATTTTTATAACACAATGGTCAAGTTCCAGATATTAGATGTTTATACTCAAGACTTTAAGATTGAGTATGAAGATGAATTTGAAAAAAAAGGAACATTTGATTTTGATGATAATATAAGTGAGTCTGGTTCAGTAAGAAAGAAAATTTCTTCTTCCAATGATACAAATTTCAAAAAAGAAATGATTATTCATTTATTTGGGATGACATCTGATGGCAAATCATTGCGTGTAAGTGTAAATGGTTTTGAGCCATACTTTTATGTTGAATTACCAAATGAAAGAGCACTTGAAATTCTAAAAAATTCATTAAAAGAAACTTTAAAAAGAAAAAGAAATAATACTTTATATGATTCAATTTCATTTACTTTAGAGAAAAAAGAAAAACTATATGGTTATACAAATAAGACATTGTTTCCATTTGTAAAACTATCAGTGAGATCAAAAAATGAATTTTATAATCTTAAAAAATGTTTCTTAGATGATAAGAATAAACCAATCTTTAAAATAAATGGTTCTCTACTAAAAGTATATGAAGCAAATTTGGACCCAATGTTACGTTTCTTTCATTTACAAAATCTGAATCCTTGTGGATGGGCTGAAATTGAGGATAACTATAATGAAACAATTGATATTCATTGGTTAGATATCAAACCTATTACTTCTTCTACTGGAACAGGTGTCGCTCCTTTCTGTTGTGCCTTTTGGGATATTGAGTGTTATAGTTCCTCTGGTGATTTTCCAGTAACAAGAAAAAACTGGTCAAAGATTGGAAAGCAATTATATGAGGTATGTGAAACAAAAGATATTTGTATTGATTTACTTTCTAGAGCAATACTAAATCCTAAATCGAAACATCAAATTGACAGTATTTATTTAAAAGGAAAAGTTCCAAACTTTGAAGGTTTAAAAGCAATTCTTCAACCAATTGATGAGAAATTATCTAAAATATTTGAGAAAAAAGGAGATTATATTGGAGATGATATTACAAAGATTTTAAATACTCTTAAACTTCCACTTGATGGAGATCCAATTATTCAAATAGGTATCGTTTTAACAAATGGACCTATTATTACCGATAAATATATCTTTGTATTTGGTTCTTGTTCCCCCATCGAAGGTATTACAGTAAAATCTTATCCAACTGAGAAAGAAATGATTTTAGGCTTTGTAAAATTCTGTCACGAAAAGAATCCTGATATGTTCATTGGTTATAATGTATTTGGTTTTGATAATAAATATCTATTTGAGCGAATGCAAGAACTTGGTATTACAGACGATGAGTCATTCCAAGGTCTATCACGTGTTATTGATATTATGGATGCAGATAGTGATAAAGCAGCAGTAGAATTACAAGAAAAATTCTTATCTTCTTCTGCTTTGGGAGATAATACTTTGTATTTACTTACTACCACTGGTCGCTTACATATTGATTTGTATTATTATATCAAACGTATTGAAATGCTATCTTCATATAAGTTAGATGATGTATGTCGTCATTATATGTCAGGTAAATTAAAGTCAATTGATATTAGCGATCCTAAAAAGTGGTTTATCAATACTAGTTCTACAAAAGATGCTGAGCTTGGTAAATATGTTGTAATGCTAGACGATATTGGAGATACTATCATTGAAAAAAGAAAGATTATTGAAATCATTGATGGTAAAAGTTTGGTAATAGAACCGTGCTCAAAATCATACAGCATTAGTGAATTAGAATCAATTGTAAAATGGGCTATTGTAAAAGACGATGTATCTCCTGCTGAAATATTTCGCTTACATACTCTTGGTCCTGATCAACGAGCAATTGTAGCAAAATACTGTATCCAAGATTGTATTCTCGTTCAACAACTCTATAATAAATTGGATGTCTTTAATAATGCTATGGCGATGGCAAATACCTGTTCCGTTCCTATTAATTATATCTTTACTAGAGGTCAAGGTATCAAATGTGAAAGTTTAATCTTCAAAGAGTGTGCTTTACGAAATCAATTGATTGAAGTTCTTGTAAATCCTGATGATACAAAACCTGATGAGTCATATGAAGGTGCGATTGTTTTGGTGCCTGAACCAAACTTTTATCACGAATCCCCTATTGGTGTAGCAGATTTTGCTTCTCTTTATCCATCTACAATTATTTCAGAAAATATTAGTTATGATACACTGTTATGGTCAAAAGATTATGATATGAATTATAAATTTCTCAGATATTATTTTGGTTCTGAAGACGATGAAAAATTCTTAACACCAACTGTTAAATTTACAGATATTGAATTTGATATTTGGGCTCCAGACCCAAAGGATACACGTAAACAACCTGAGAAGTTAAAAACAGGTATTCGTATTTGTCGTTATGTTCAACAAGCAAATGATGTGAAAGGTTCTCTCCCTGATATTTTAACAAAGCTTTTAACAAAGAGGAAAGAGAAAAGAAAGGAGGGTGAAAAAGAATCTGATCCATTTAAGAAGGCTTTATTAGATGCGGAACAACTTGCTTATAAACTCACTGCAAATTCTCTGTATGGTCAACTTGGCTCTTCCACTTTCAAAATACGTTTACAAGATTTAGCGGCTTCTACAACTGCGTATGGTCGCAAACAGATTCTATTTGCGAAAGATGCTATTGAAAGATTTTATGGTAAAGAATCAAAAGATCCTAGATGTAATGCGACCACGGTCTACGGGGACACGGATTCTCTCTTTATCAACTTTAACGTCACCGATCCAGTTACAGGAAAAAAGTTGGAAGGGAGAAAAGCAATTGAAGCAACAATGGAACTTACAGAAGAGGCTGGTAAGTTTGTGACTCGTTGTTTGAAGAAACCTCACGATTTTGAATATGATAAAGTATTTTATCCGTTTCTTATCTTTAGTAAAAAACGATATGTAGGAAATAAGTATGAAGATTCACCTGATAATTTCAAACAAACATCTATGGGTATAGCAACAAAGAGACGTGATTATGCTGCGATTGTGAAGAATGTATATGGTGGCGCAATTTATATTCTTCTCAATGAGAAAAATCCAGTCAAAGCATTTCATTTTGTTCAAAAGACCTGCGATGATTTAATTGAAGGAAAGTTGAGTAATCATCAAATTACTCTTTCAAAATCTTTAAGAGCAGAATACAAAGCAGTAACTCCTCCAGCACATAAGATTCTAGCAGAACGTATCAAAGCGAGAGATCCTGGTAATGCTCCCGCTTCTGGTGAACGACTTGAATTTATGTATATTCTTCCTCCTGTTGGACAGTTAGGATCAAAGTCACAAGGTGATAGAGTAGAAACTCCATCTTATATTAAAGAGAAAGGTCTCAAAATTGATTATAAATATTATATTGAACATCAAATCTATAATCCCATTGTTCAACTCTTTAGTTTATTTGTGGAACAGCTGCCCGGTTACACACATACATCAAAGGTCTTGAGTGATGTTGAGAAAGAACGAGTCGCAGGTGATTTATTATTTGGTAATATATTCAATAAATGTGATAAACAAAGCAGTTTAACAAATCTTGGTTTTAAAAGAATTGACAAACCAGAGAAACCTGAGAAACCTACAAAACCAGTCGTTCAAGCAGTAATTTCTAGTATCCAAAAGAAACAAACAATGATTAATATGAATAGTGTGACAAATATATTTCTTGAACAAATGAATGCTGTTAAAAAAGAAGAAGAAAAACAAAAGAAAAATAAAAAGATATAAGAAGTATGAATGTTCTAAAAGTTCTAAAAGAGGCAGAGTTAAAAGATCATTTTCAAGAACTATGTAAAAAAAATTATGTAAATTCTATTGTAAGAAAAAATTTTTCATATATTACTGATTATAATTCATATTATTCTACAATTCAAGATTTTATGGAGAAGTATCCTATTTTTAAAGATGTTGTTTTAGTTCAATTGGATAAATCAGCAGAAAACGGATATCCACATACTAGACCAAATAATGTTATTTGTATTCCATCTGACGCAAGGTTCCCATCTTTAAAGAAAACAATGTTTCATGAAGTTGTTCATGTTCATCAGAGAAATAATGAACTAATTTGGGGAAGGTTTTTAAATTCAAAAGAATGGTATCATGAATTGTCAGAGATTGTTCCAGAACGATGGAGAGAAAAATGTAGAATCAACCCTGACACTATTTTAAAACAGTTCTGGAGTTTCCAGAAACGTTGGATACCTCTTCCTCTATATACAAATGATGCGAATCCTAGATTTGAAGATGTAAAAATAATGTTTTATGATTTAGAAACGGGTATTTTAGAACATGAAGGCCCTATTGATTTTATAAATAGATATGGCTCATCATCTCAACCAGAACATCCATATGAATTATATGCTGTGGAACTGGCTGAAAAAGGTATTATCGATGAAGAGATGCTTAAGAGATTTTTAACTAATAAAGAATAAAGAATAATGACGTGGGTAACGGTGCTAACACCACTCTTTAATGGTATTGAATACTTTAAAGAGTGTTATGAATCTATTGTGAAACAAACGGAAACAGATTGGTTATGGATTATTGGTGTAAATGGTCATGGTGATGAATCAAATCCTATTTATCAAATGTTAAAACAGATACCAGATAAACGTATTATAGTAAAAAATTATTTAACAAAAGGTAAAGTAAATACATTAAATGAAATGATGATGGATGTTAAAACGCCATATATTGCTTTATGTGATTGCGACGATGTATGGATTCCTCAAAAGTTACAGATTCAAAAGATAGTGTTAGAGAATAATAGAAATATTGATGTATTAGGAACAAGTTGTCAATACATTGGAGAATTAAATCATATTTTAGATTTACCAGAAGGAAAAGTTTCTTTAGAAAGTTTATTTAAAATGAATTCATTGGTAAATTCAAGTGTTATTATTAAAACAGGTCTTGCTTTTTGGGAAGATAGATTTGGCTTAGAAGATTATGATTTATGGTTTAGACTCATTTTAGAGAACAATATTCTTTGTGTAATAAATCAAGCTCTTATTTATCACAGAATTCATAAAGAATCTGCTTTTAATAATTCTGGCGTTCAAGATAGAAATGGGTTGCTAGAATATTATAGAAAAAAGGTATCTGATGTAACAGTTGTTACTGCTTTCTATCCTTTAAAATCAAAGTTCTCGCCAAGTCAATATATTGATTGGATAAAACCATTTTGGTCTCAAGTGAAATGTAATACTGTATTCTTTACTTCTGAAGAATATGCTCCTTACATTCAATCTATATGTTCTTTATCTATTAAAGTTATAACGATGGATTTTTCTGAAATAGAAGCATATAAGAAGTTCTCAAAAGACTTTTGGTTAGGGCAGGAAGAAAAGGATCATGAAACAAATCATAGCGCAGACCTTTATGCTATCTGGTATGAGAAAAAAGAGTTTGTAAAAAAAGCCATTGTAATGAATCCTTTTTTTACAAATAAATTTGTTTGGTGTGATGCTGGAATATGTAGATCTGAAGCGTGGATTCCTCATATACAATTATTTCCTTTAAGTTATAAAATACCAGACGATACATTTTTGCTGCTAAAAATAACAGACTTTGAAAACGAAGAAGATTTAAAATTTAAAAATTCTGTTGGTGGAGGAATTCTTGCTGGAACAAAAGAAAAATGGTTCGAATTCTCAGAACAATATGATTCTGTTTTAGAAGAATTTGTAGAATCATCTAAATTTGTTGGAAAAGATCAAACACTTATTGCAACAATGTATAAAAAGAATCCATCTTTCTTTAAATTAATAGATAGACAATTTGATGAATATATGTGTTGGTTTACTTTACTATTTTTCTTGTCTTCGTAGATGTTTTTGAAATATTTTTTCTAGTAAAACCACCTCTTTGTTGTTGAAATTCATTTAAAACCTCTTCTTTTTCTTGAATGTCATTTTGTTTTTGTCGATAAGCATTATTATATATTTCATCATAAGCATTATTTGCTTCATTATCATTTGCTTCCTTTTCATTAAATATCTCACTTGATTCATTATCATATGTATTATCAATTGAATTATTAAATTCCTCTGATAAATTTGTTATACTCTTAGCAACAGTAACATCTTTTAGAGCATCAAATGTATCTGTTGAAAATATAGATATTTCATTTGAATCTGTTTCAGTATCAAATGTAACAGTATCTGGATCTGTATCCCAAGATGGTGAAGCAGATTGTATTGTAATATCATAATTTCTTGTTATTGTATCAATACATCTTAGTATAAAAAGAGATCTATGTTCATTTGATAATTCAGAAGGATTTGTTCCATCAGATAATTTATTATAATCTATATTATTAATAATATCTTCTGGATCTCTAATATTATCCTCTTCTTCTCCTTCTACTTCTTCTTCCTGTCCACCAATAATTTCATCATCTTTATCAAAAGGTTTATAATCAATATCATCATATACTGGTTCTATATAATCACTTCCATCATATTGATTATAATCATCTTGATGATATATTGGTTCTACCTCTTCTTCTAGCTTTTCAAATGGTTTATAATCAGTATCATAATATACTGGTTCTATATCGCCTCCACCTTGACGAATTTGTAAAGGTTCAAAATTTATTCGTTCTTGTTCTTCCAATATCTTCATTCTTCTTTTTAGTTGTATACGCTCTTCTAATTCTTTTATAGTTTTGCTATAATTATCATCATCATTTAATAAATATTCCATTCTCTTTCTATGATCATCTATATCTTTTTGTGTGGGTCCATATTTTTCTAATTGTTTTGTTAAAGGAATGATTGGTATATTTGCTGTCAAATATTTATATTTATCGTTTAATCCTAAATTATTATATTCATTATTATTAATATCACTATCTAATGTAATAAAAAAACGAACACTAATTGGTTGATTCCATGATACTTTAGGAAATGTTATTGTATCATCCTCAAATTCTAAATCATCAGAAATTGATTCTAAACTAAATGTAAGATCTGTATCAGGCTCTGATTGTAATGTAAATATTAAATTTGATAATTCACCTTCATCTTCTCCTTCTGCTGGTGCTGGTGCTTCTGCCTCAGCATCTCTTTGTGTTTGTGATTGTGTTTGTGCTTGAATAAATGTAGAATCTCCAGGACCTATAACTGGAGGAATTACTGGTGCTTCTATACATCTTGGGTCTGTAGGATTTGTAATACAATTGCGTGGAGGAGGTGGAGGTGGTTCAACAGTTGAATCTTGTAATTTTAATCCTATACCAAGTAAACCTAGTAAATTAAGCAAATCTACTAATCTATTTTTTAGGTTTTCTTCATCTGATTTATTTTTTCTCTCATTTTCATCAGTATCTTTTGCTTTTTTCTCTGCTTCTTCTGCTTTTCTTCTTGCTTCATCTGAATCATCAGGATGTTTTTCTCTTTTATCTTCT